TGTTTGTAGGCCGACTATCAAATGGTCGCATTGTGTTCGTGCTTCTTTGAGCATCATAATATGACCTGCGTGGAACAAGTCAAAAGTTGAGCAAGTAAATCCTATTTTCATTCTTTTATTATAGAGAAAAAGAAAGGGTCTGTCAAGACCCTTTGAGTTACTTGCTCACAAAAGGAGCCAACTCCGGCGGCACCCACCCTACGGGTTTCAATACCTTACCGTCCTCACGTTTACGAACCTTGCCAGTCTCTTTATCAATCTTGGCTAGGTTAGTACCAATGACTTCTCGCCAACCGCCTTCACCATCAAAGCCCCCGCTGTGTATTGCACCAATGGTTACTACGATGAAGTCTAACAGTGCATCTAACTGCTCTACACGGTCTTCCATTAACAGTGCAGCTTTAAGCTCTTTCCATTCTTCGTCCATGAGTGACAAATACAGTTTGTACTGTTCTGCATTTAGTTCGCCAACAGTTTGATCGCTAGCTTTCATGAATTTTTCTTGATCACGAAATGGATTTGTCATTATTCTTGTCCAATAAGTATTTCTTCTGGTGGAGTTTCATCAGAAACTAGTAACATTTCCTTAATGTCAACTTTTCTAATAATTTTCTCCCCAGTTGCATCTTCAATTTTAATTCCCCTAGTCCATCGACCGTGTGATACTAAAATCCATTGCCCGACTGTTACATCTTTTTGTTTTGGACCAACTGCATATATTTTACCCCATCGTGGATGTATACCGTGTATTTTACCATTATCACTTTGAACAATAATGCCGCCTGAGGATTTTTGCTCGCCAAAGCTCATATCATACACAAATACTGCATCGTGCAAGGGTCTAAAAGTAGTAAATTTTATAGAATGAATATTTATACTTACGTTTCTTATAAAATCGCCTTGCTGATGTTTATGAACACCCATGAGTGTTGCAGATTCATCATCAGATAGTAGTAATCCCATATTTTATTTCCTAAGTTCAGAACTATCTGTATGATACTCAGTACTTGATTCTTCACGCTTGCGGATGATTTTGCCATTGGCTCCTAATTCGTCGCCACGAGCATTCATCTTTGCATTGCCTACTGCTACAGTAGTTTCATTGCGAATACGCATTTTATCAATATCAATTTCTTTGCCCTGCATACTTCTGTATACTTTACGAGCTGCTTCTTTCATTGCCATAATAATCTCCTTACGATTATATTAATACTTATCTCAAGAATTCACGCCAGTCTAAATTATATTTTATACTGTCAATTTTATGTACCCCTAGTAAGTATAACACATAACTGGCTACACTACTACCCCTTCCTACACCCCAGACTACATTATTAGCTCTAAGTGTATCTACAATGTACTTTAAAACAAACAATAAATCCAACATTCCGTGTTCAATAAATGCTTCGAGTTCTTCACTTACACGATCAGTTTCTTCTTTAGTGTTACAACATCCATACAGATATTCTACTAAGTTTGGGCAGTAATCTTTAGGTATAAACCAACTAGACTGATTAGCTTCGTCAAAAAACTTTTGATCTTCATACGGATCTACTTGCTTAGGACTAATTCCTAAATTTTTAAACAGTGCTCGAACCTCGTCTGTTGGCTCTGCAAAAATTTGATCAAAATAATCTAACTGCCCTTTATAGAGCATGTTAAAAATATCGTGTTCTTGAAATATTGGATTACCGAATTTGTCTGATAGCATTTAGCTATTTTACTTGACATTAATTAATTTGTCAAGCTCAGGACTCTTCGTTTGGTGTTGTTGCCAAGTTTTTGCTTGCCTAGATCTTAACTCCTCGCGGTATAGATCCAAAAACATTGTTATTTGAGTTTGTACCCAAGGATTAGACGCCTGCCAATATTTCTTGCTAAGATCTTGAATTCGAGATTCAATTTCAGCATCTTTCAGCTTGCTATAATCTTCTGCTAGCGGATGCATTAGGCAAATACTCCGACATACTTAACATATACAGTATTTCCACCGTTAACTGTCCACGCATCAAAAACATGACGATGAGCAGTGTTAGTTGACAATGCTAAAGGAAAAGTAGCACCATTAACGATTACAGTTCCGGAAGTTGTTGCAAATGTTACTGTACGTGCAGACCCATCACTACGTACATCAACTCTTACTTTGGCAAATCTATCGCTAGACGGCCATTGTGAAAATGTTAATGTTACTGCGTTAGTGTCTAATTGATACACAAAGTATTCTGCTTCTCTAGTATCAATTGTGTAACTAGCAGTTGTTCCTATTGTGTATACTGTACCTAATAATCTATTAGTGACTGCATTATTGATTAATTTATCGTTAAAATCGCTACCATCAACACCTCCAACAGTTACACCTGTTAGTTCTAAACCTTCTGTATTAGCTTGTAAGGCTGTGATTTCGCTGGCAGCAGTTGCTAGTCCAGTTTTAATGTAATCAAAATTATCTCTAAATCCTTGACTATTATTGTCTTGCCCTGCTACAGGGAATGCTGCATCAATAGCAGTTGAATTAATTGCGCTTGTCATGATATAGTTGTCCTATCGTTTTTAAATGCGATGTATTTATCGGCAGAGTAGCCGGTGACAAATGTCATCGCCTGTCCCAGGCTTGCAATAACACAGTGGAATAGCTTTAACGTAATCTAATTCTTGTACACTACCATCTTGAATAGTACGCATCCAAAGTGGCAAGTAATTTCTTTCTCGTAAGCCAATAGACTTAATACGTTCACGCCATAAAGCAACACTAGCTGGAAATCTTAAACTACTGTTTGGATCACCTGCAAATACGTCACTTCTGTCAATACTAACTTCAAACGGATCTGCAGGTTTAAAGTATGAAGTATCTTGATTAAAAGGTCCATTATAATATTGATTATTTTGATCAATAGTTATTGCAGTGTTACTATTAACTGTGGCAATTACATTAGGTAAACTAATTTTGCCAATTTCTAAAGGATCTATAACTTCAATGTAAATTATTTCGTAGACAACAGTATTTGTTCCAGTGATTTTTGCCTGTGCTTTTTTAACATCGCCTAATTTAAATTTCTTAGGCTTGTGATTGCGTCCAACTGCACTTACTACCTCGGCAGCACTTTTAGTTTCAATACCGGCAAACACTAACATTTTAAGATCATTCTGTATTCCAAAATTTGGATCACTGGGTCTGTAAATAGAACCTGAACTGAATATATTCGAATCAGTAATGAATTCTCTAAACGCATCTCTCTGAGATTGTTTTAAGAAAGGTTTAACAACCATGTTGCTATACAATCTATCATTAGGTGTATCAATATCAAGAGTAAATGTTCTTGATATTGCACTATAGCTTAGTATGTCTCTTGCCTGTACTGTAAATGTATATGATTTATCTACTGTAGTATCGCCTGCATCTAATAGTAAATCGCCACCGTCAAATGTAATAATGCCTGGATTTATAAATGAATACAAATCCCATTGTGCAATATTAAATGATAGGCTGCTTCCGGGCGTTATTCTTTTATAATAAACTCCACTGTATTTTACAACATCATTTAGCAAGTAATTTCTATTAGAAACCCATGTTCCACAATACCTAGTTCCCGAACCAAATTGATTTACTTTACCTACAATTTCGCCATCAAGGGCTAAAGTAAGTCCGGGCGGCAAACTACCAGACTCAAGGACATATAATATTGCAGAATCTGCAATAGTACTTGATGCATTTAACGCAAGGGTGCTAATGTAATTCGCCCCAATAGTACCTAATGCACTTGGAGAATTCCATGTAATAACACTGTCTAATTCACCAATTAATTGTATGGTAAATGTACGAGTAGCACTGGCAGTCTCAGCTTTGTCGCTATACCTAGTAGCAGTGATACTAAAATTATAAGTTTGAGTGATTGCTGGTTGATACGGTACTACTCCGAACACTTCTGATGTTCCAGAATCGAATACCATTCCCGGAGGCAATATGCTTAATGTACCTAATTCTAAAAATGTATTATTAAAAATTTCACAAGTTAAGTTAGGCAATACTGTAAGTACATATTCAGTAGATGAAATTGTTTGCACATTTACTATTTTATACACAGTGCTGTCAGCACCTGTTACATATTTAGATAACGAAATCTTACTTGCAGTTGTTGGTACAGCAGAAGCATTTCTAATTCGTAATAAATTTCTTCCGATCTTGTTTTCTAACGTCGATGTTGTATATGCTTTTGCAGACATAACCGGATTTACAGTATCAAGTGAATAGGTAATTTGTCCAAGGTCAATAGCTTCGTAAGTATCTAATTTTAATGTTACATAATTATTAGCACGTCTAACACCAAGATTACTTGGAGTAACCCATATAGGTGCTCTTACATAAGTACCATCTACAGTGTATGCACCGTTACCTGAATTAATAGCTACTGTATCAGCACGGAAATAGTCATCACCAACTACAAATATTTTAAACTTTCTAGTTGAGCTAGTATCACCGTCAGTTACCGTTACTAAAAATTCATAGTACCTGTTTAATTTTTTCGGAGTTAAAGAATCTACAGAATAATCATAATTAGTAGTGTCGTACAGATAACTATCGTACCCGTTACTTGGACGATAACCAAAATCATATGCTACTGTATCAAATACTGCGGTATCGTATGCTCCAGTGCCAACGTTTAAAGGAATAGCTAATGCTGGCTGAATCCAACCTACAATTCTGCCATCTTGTGTTAGTATAAGTCCTGGAGGTAATTGACCTCCATCTTTAGGTTGAAAGAATTTTAAACTTTGCCCAGTAGCTGTATCAAAGTCTGTCACTGATAATTGAAAGTCAACATATGAACTATCTAATATGTAATATTGATCATTAGGTCCAATAGGTAATGTACCTGCTGCTGTTTGCCATTCAGGCTCGTCACTGCCTTCGATAGTCCAAAAGAATGTTCTATCTGCAATCTGTGTACCGTTGCTAGCTCTAATAACAAATTCAAAATCTGTTGTTCTAGAAACTTCAAATGGAGTTCCTTGAATAGTGTTGTTAACAATTCGTAATCCAATAGGAAGTTTACCAGATATAACCGAGTATGTAACTAAAAAATCTATATTAAGAGTAAATTGACAATTACTATTGCCAGCAAGTATTGTAATGACATCACCGTCACGATAGCCTACACCCGGAATGTTAACACTAATAGCAATTACCTGATTGCTAACGCAGGCATACTGTACTACCATACCTGTACCAGACCCGCCGCTAACTGATGCACTTCCGCCGTTGGTAGGATAATTAGTACCAGCATTAGTAATTTGTAATGTTGTTACTACATCTCCAGCGGTAGGCAACTGTAGATCAACTATACTTCTTTCTTGTATAGTACTAAATCTATAACCAGATCTTTGGGTCCACACGGTTAGTGCCATTACAGAGTCCTTCTAATTCTTCTTCTAGGATAAACTGCTCCGCTAGTAGGCCTAGGTTGGTAGTTAAGTTTTGGAAATGTATTTCCTGACGTTGGACGTTCTTTATAATAATATAAAAATAAATTAGCTG